GCTTGATAGCGTTGGGCACAATTATGCACTCGACGTAATTACGGGCAAGATACCAGCGGCCAAGTATGTAGCCAAGGCGTGCCAGCGATACCTTACCGATCTTGACACAGCCGAGGAACGCGGCTTAGAATTTAAGCCAAAGACCGCACAGGCTTACATTACATTTTTTCAAAGGGCGATCCGGCACACGGTTGGCGAATGGGATGGCAAGCCGTTCGATCCACTTCCATGGCAACAGTTTATCTTGTGGAATCTTTACGGGTGGTTTCGTGAAGATGGAACTAGGAGATTTAACTATGCTTATATTACGGTGGCTCGCAAGAATGGGAAGACGACACTTATGGCGGGTTGTGCGCTCGCTGCTCTTTTCTTTGATCAGGAAAAAGCTGCCGAGGTTTATTTTGCAGCAACTAAGAAAGACCAAGCCAAAATCGGATTTGACGAAGCGCAAAGGATGGTTTCAATCTCGCCGCCGCTCCGCAAACACCTTAGAGCAGGGAAGCACGATATTAAAGCGCCGACGCTCTCAGCGCGATGCACGTACCTAAGTAGCGAACGCGATACACTCGACGGCCTAAACATACACTTTGCCGGTATTGACGAATACCACGCGCACCCAACGGACGGCGTGGCCAACGTCCTGCGATCAGGTATGCAGGCGCGGCGTAACCCGTTACACCTTACAATTACAACGGCAGGATTTAACCGTGAATCTCCATGCTACGAAATGCAAAAGACGTGCAAGGAAATACTCGACGGAGTAAAGCACGACGACGCACAATTTGCGTTGATCTATGAGCTGGATGAAGATGACGACTGGACGGATTCTAGCACATGGATTAAGGCCAACCCATCGTTGGGCGTGGCGCTACGCCCGCAGCTATTGGAATCACAGTTACAACAAGCCATTAACCTAGGCGGATCGCGTGAGGTAGAATTTAAAACGAAGCACCTTAACAAATGGGTGACGGCTTCGAAGACTTGGATACAGGACGAAATATGGAGCGCCAACGAACGGCAGGAAGATCTCACCGGGCGGATCTGTTGGGGCGGGTTAGACCTTGCAAGCGTTTCGGATATGACGGCGCTGGTTATGGTGTACCCTGACGGCGATGGCTACCACGTGCGCGGCCATTACTTTATGCCCAGCGATACAATTGACAATATACTAGACCGCGAACCGTCGCACATCTACCGCACCTTTTTAGATCTTCCAAACTTTTACGTTACCGATGGCAACGTAACCGACTACGCAGCGATCCGCCGGCTGGTCAGTGGCGTAATGAATCGGCCGGACGGTCAGGAGATAGACGGCAGCAGCCTGATGCATAACTATCAAATAGAGAAGATTGCTTTTGACAGATACAACAGCACGCAGATCGCAATCGACTTAGTCGACGACGGCGTACCGCTTACGCCATTCGGTCAGGGTTTTGTATCAATGAGCAGCCCCACCAAACAGCTAGAAGTATTGGTAAGAACGGGCAAAGTTTGGCACGATGGCGACCCGGTCCTGCGTTGGGCGCTTGGTAACGTCGAGTTAAAAATGGATCCGGCGGGCAACATAAAAGCCGACAAACAAAAGAGCGGCGGCAAGATTGATCCAATTGTGGCTATGGTTATGGGCATAGGCGAACACATGAAGACGCCGCAGGAGCTTGAACAGAATTTCGATATAATATCATTGTAGTAAATTGCAAGCCATATGGCAACACTTCGCGACAGATTAAACGCGCTTTTGAGGTATCGCGTAGGCAAGTACGATTCGCAGACCTTGGCAAACGACCTAGGCATCTACGGCACTACGGTAAGCGGTGCGAATATCAACGAGAATACCGCGCTTACAATTTCGACGGTATACGCCTGCGTTTACAAGATTGCCAGCACCTTGGCCAGCCTAGACCTTGAGGTATATGAGCGCACAGGCCGCGAGATAGAACCGGCGAACGTTCACCCGGCTTATGACGTTATCAAATACAAGCCCAACGAATACCAAACGGCTTTTGACTTTTGGGAAACCATTATAAGCAATGCAGTCATTAATGGCGTAGGCTATGCACTGATTGAGCGCGATGGCCGTGGATACGTTACGAGCCTAATATGCTTGGATATTTACGACGTAGACCGCAAGAACGTGAACGGCCAAATTGTTTACAGCGTGCGAAACGTTGGCATAGTCCAGCCTGAAAACATGCTGGAGATTTGCAACTTACAAAGGAAGTCGCCGATACGTTTGCACCGTGAGAATTTAGGACTAGCCAAAAGCGCTTAGGACTTTGGCGCGGAGTACTTTGGCAGCGGCGGGCAAATGACGGGGATACTATCCAGCGATCAGCCTTTGAAAAAGGAGCAGATGGATATAATCCAAGGCAGTTGGAACAAGGCCGCACAGCAGGCCGGCACGAAGCTGCTGCCGTTTGGATTTAAATATTCACGAATTAGCATTAGCCCGGACGAGGCGCAATTTATCGAAACGCGTAAATTTCAGGCGGAAGAAATTTGCCGCATTTTTAGCGTGCCGCCGACACTGGTGCAGCTTGAAAGCCAAACAACTTACAACAACGTTGAACAGCAAAACCTGCAATTTGCACGGCACACAATTGCACCATGGGCCAAGCGTATCGAGCAGGAGATAGATAGAAAGCTAATCCAGTCACGGGAGCGCCCACAGATTTACAGCAAGTTTAATTTAAACGATTTGTACCGGGGCGATATGCAGAGCCGCGCAGACTTCTACACGAAGATGCTGAATAACGGCGTGCTGAGTATTAACGAAGTCAGGGGCAAGGAAGAAATGAATCCAACGGACGGAGGCGATACGCACACGGTGCAGGTTAACCAAATTGCACTCGACCGCCTTGGAAAGTACAGCGATAAAGTTTCGAGCGATGGCGTTTAGTAAGTACCCCGAGGCGATGACAAACAACGCGAAGCGCGGCCTACGTCTAAATGAAGAGGTGGGCGGTAAGTGCGCCACGGCGGTAGGTAAAGAAACCGCGCGGATTTTGTCAAACAAAGAAGCGATTAGCGAGGCACGTACGAAAAGAATGTACAGCTTTCTGAGCCGCGCCCGAACATATTACAAGCCCGACGACACAGAAGCGTGCGGCACAATTAGTTACTTACTTTGGGGCGGCGATACCGCACTAAATTGGAGTGAATCAAAAGTTAAAGCAATGAAAGAAGAAGAAGATAAGCGCACGGAAGAACTGCGCAACCAATACGGCGACAGCGTAGAACTGCGAACGGCAGAAGTGCGGGCCGCTGGCGATGACGCTTTAGTAGTCGAAGGCTACGCCAGCAATTTCGATGTAGAGTATGATTTAGGATACTTCAAAGAAACCGTTGCCCGTGGCGCGTTTGACGACGTTATGCAGGACGATGTAAGATTTTTACTTAATCACACCGGCGCACCATTGGCACGAACTACAAACGGCACGTTAGAGCTAAGCGTTGACGAACAAGGTTTAAAATATCGCGCAGCACTTGCCGACACGCAAGACGGGCGCGACCTTTACAAGCTCATAAAGCGCGGCGACATCACACAAAGCTCGTTCGCTTTTACCATTGAAAATGACACGTGGAGCGAAGACCGCAGCACGCGAACAATTACCAAGGTGGGCAAATTATTAGACACGTCGGCGGTTACATACCCAGCCAGCCCGACGGCATCAGTCTACGCGCGAAACATGGCAGCGGCGGCGCAGGAAGTGGAGGAGTTGAAAGATGAACAGGTAGCAAGCGAACCCGTAGAGGAAAAGCGCGCAGAACCTGAAACGATAAAAACAGAACCGCGTAACTTTACGCAAAACATTACAAAGATGACTTTAAACGATTTGAAAGGCCAGCGAAATGCGAACTACGAAGAATTCGTAGCCATTGGCCAAAAAGCGGACAGCGAAGGCCGCGTTATGACAGAAGCAGAACAGGAGCGATGCGATAAGCTCGACAGCCTAATGCAAGACCTTGACGTAAAAATTAAGCACAAAACACGCGAGCAGGAAATGGTAGCACGCATGGCGCAAACAGGAACAGCCGGCGCATCAGAGCAACGCGAAGTTGAGCGCGTGAACGGTTCTTTTTCCCTAAGCCGTGCAGTCGCTGCAGTTGCAAACGGTCGAAACTTGGAAGGTGCAGAAGCAGAGTGGGCAAGTGAAGCAAACAAAGAAATGCGTTCACAGGGCTTGCAGGCTGCTGGACAAATTGCAATCCCTTCAGTGGCTTTGCGTGCTGGAGGTGCTGACAACTTCCAAGCAGGAAGCGGCGACGGTTCAGGATTTGTTCCAACTGTTGTACCTGCTGCAATCGAAGCGCTGCGCGCGCCTACCGTATTGGAAGGACTAGGCACAACAGTGATTCGAAACGCCACAGGCAACTTGCAGTTCCCACGCGTAAGCGCAAAGGCCGCAGGCACAAGCGCAACAGAAGTCGAAGCCGATTCAGGTTCAGGCATGGAGATGGATGACGTTACTTTAACGCCGCAGCGTGTTGCAGCTAACACCAAGTATTCAAAACTCCTTATCCAGCAGGGCGGTGCAGAAGTGGATACTTTGATTGCTAACGAGTTGGCTGCAGCCATGAACGCCTACGTAGATACAACAGCCTTCGCCGCTATCATGGCATCGACTACTGTAAACCAGTCGAATGTTGCTGATGGCGCTTTGACTGCTGCAATGGTGAACCTGATGGAAACGGACGCACTTGCAGAGGGTGCAAACCTTGCAGGCGCTTCATACGTTATGAGCGCAGGCGCTTACGGCCTTTCGAAGGCATTGGCGCAGGTTGCTAACGTAAATCCACTTTGGGAAAATGGCCGCTTCAATATGTACAACGCAGTCGCTACTCCATACCTCGCTAACGGATTCTTGGAGGACGGAACAACAGCAGCACAGGGAGCGCTTTGCTTTGGTAACTTCCAGCAGGGCGGAATTCTTGCCTACTTTGGTGGTATTGATTTGCTCGTTGACCCGTACAGCGATGCAGGCACTGCACAAATTGCATTGCACGTGAACCGATTCTTTGACTTCGATT